CACATAGTCTGATGCGTTGATTACATTTGAAACCGTTACCGGGGCTGCTGCAACACAATCGATATACCGAATGAATGGTGTTCTTGACGCTGGTCAAACAGTGTTGAGCAACCTTGACAATATAATGACTTGCTGTGAATCGTGGATGGCTTACATCGCCGCTAAAGGGCAATGGTCTGTTGTTATTAACAAAGCTGATGCTGTTTCATATGCGTTTGACGATGACAACATTATTGGAGAAATTCGCGTTAGTGCTACTGACATCACGCAATCCGTCAACATCATTGAAGCCAAGTTCCCTGACAAAGGCTCAAGAGATCAAGCTAACTTTGTCAACATTGCAACGCCAAGTATTTTGCGTTATCCCAATGAGCCAGATAACAAGTACAGCGTCACATACGATATGTGCAATGATTCTGTTCAAGCGCAGTATCTTGCCAATCGCGTTCTTGAGCAAGCCCGTGAAGACCTGATTGTCAGTTTCAGCACAACCTACTACGGTATTCAAGTTGACGCTGGCTCAATTGTTAGCGTGACCAATTCTGATTACGGCTGGACAAACAAATTGTTCCGTGTGGTAAAGGTAAACGAAGCATCTTTGCCTGATGGCGGTCTTGGCGCAAAGCTGGAGATGAACGAATACAGCGCGGCTGTGTACGATGATTTCAATGTCAAGCAATACAAGCCTGTACCCAACAGCGGATTGGCTTCACCTACTTTCTTCAGTGCTTTGTCAGCGCCCACTGTTGTTGGTTATCCTTCAGCAACTCCCGCATACTTTGATGTAACCGTTACGATTCCAACGACAGGTCGGGTCACTAACGCACAGTTGTTCTTTACAACAAATCCAACGCCAACACCAACAGATTGGAGTTTGTTGGCGGCGGCAACATCATCTGACACACAACCAATTACAAATGGCTCGACTTATGTGTTTTCCAATCTGATGTTAAGTCAAGACACATATTATTTTGCTTTCAATGTATCTAACGAAGTTGGCAAAACGGCACTAAGCCCTATCAGCACAGCATTTGTTTGGGCGCCAAGTTCAAACCCATCTTTGTTTGTTGACATTTCTGGCGTTACAACTTTCACCAAGACAACCGCCAATGTCTACACGCCAGCAACTGCTACGCTGACCGCTATCACTGAGAATGTGACCGCGCCAACTTATGCTTGGGCGATTACTGGCGCTACGCCGACAACGGGGGCGGCATCCTCAATTACGATTACGCCTAATGCGGCGGCAACAAGCGTGGTTGCTCAATTGACAGTCAACGGAACAAACTTGACTGCGCCAGTTGTTAAGTCGGTCACGATGGCAATCAATATCCAAGCTGACAAATATGCAACTGCGTATTTGTACCAGTGGAGTACAGCGATACCCGGCAACCCTTCAGGCACATCAACCTATACATGGGCAACTGGCGCAAGCAGCGCATACACGGGCGGCAACGGTTGGCTGGTAGCCCCCGGCTCAAACCCCGGCACACCATTGATCCGCTTGTATGTTGCATCCAAAGAGGTTGTAGACATTTCAACCGATACAACCACAAGTGTTAGTTGGACAAGCGGTTATTCTATTTCTGATGGTTCACAGAACGGCGCAAACGGCATCCAGACAGCAGAGGCTATTGTTTATCGCTGGTCGCTTACTGCACCAACAATCAGTGGCACATCAACCTACACATGGGCAACTGGCGCTGTTTCCTCACCTCCTACTGGATGGTTCACCACAATCAGCGACACAGGAACTGCTAACCAAACTTTGTGGGCGGCAAAAGTTAGCCTGACTGATTCTGTTGTTAACACAACAACAAGCGTGAATTGGGCAACCGCTTCTATTGTTCCTTTTGGATATGTAGGGACAACTGGCGCTGTTTCAAAAACCGCATACACGGCGACAAATGCGACTTTGAGTTCTTCACCATCTGTATATATAGTTGTTGGAGACAGCTTGCCTGAAATCAACTCTTGGAACGGCACACCTATTAAGACCGTCAAAGTTGCGACTACCGCAAACCTTGCAAGCCTTTCTGGATTGTTAACTGTTGATGGTGTAGTGTTGGTGGCGGGTGATCGGGTTTTGGTAAAGAACCAAACACTGTCTCAAAACAATGGCATCTATGTTGCGGCGGCAACAGCTTGGTCAAGATCAGTTGATGCAAACACATGGGCTGAATTTATTGGCCTACAAGTATTTGTTTCAAACGGAACAGTAAATGACCTGACTTACTGGCAAAGCAACGCAACTGCTGGTGGAACACTTGGCACAACACCAATCGCATTTACAACACTTTCAATTACGCCAATTGTTTGGACTCTAGAAACTCCAACATTAACAACTGGACAACAAGTATGGCAAAGTGATGGCGTTTATAACCCAACAAACGATCAAACAATTTGGGAAGTCCCTTATTTAAGCAGTTTGAAGGTTGGCAACTTGGCAGCTATTTCCACCAACACGGGCAACCTGACTGTTAGTGGCAACTTTCAAGCAAACAATGCCGCGATTAGCGGAACCACAATGACGGGTTCTGGTGGCATCCTTTACCCAACAGGCAACTTTGCTTTTGGTAACAGCACCACCAACATCACATACAACGGCACGGCTCTTACATTGAATGGCCCTGTTGTTGCTGTTGACTCATTGAAAAGCAATACATCTGGCACTTTCAATACAAACGGGTCTTTTGGACTTGGTGTGGGTTCATCAATTGGTGGCAATCAAGCGGCTGGCGCATTTTCCTCATCTAGTTTTACTTTGGGCGGTTTGCTTGCTGCCAACACTGCGGGAGGTCTTGCTTTTGGTGCTGGCACAACAGCAACAGATGTAAACGGTTCTGCTGTTTTTGCTGTTGGTTATGGCAATAGTACATTCTCCACATACAGAACGCGAGGACTTATTGGAACTGGTGAATCTGCTGGTATTTTTCAGACAGGCGGCGCAAACACCATCCAAACCGCAGTAACTGCTGAAATCCGATTGGCACGATACACGGGTGGCGTGTCTTATGCGTATTACATTCTGAGTGGTTCAGCGTTTCCATTTACTGCTGGTCACGATGGTTTGCAATTGCTGACTGAAACATTGCCCGAAGTTGGGGACATCATGGTCGATGTCCAATTGATTGCTGCTGATAGCATTGAAAACAGCATTACACAAATGTCGCCAAGTTCATCTGCCAATCAAGTAGGTGCAATTGGTGTGTTTATCGGTGTATCTGGTGCTGAGTTTGTCCCTGCTTCACTTGGAATGTTTGTTCCAGACGCACAAGGCGCATTGACAGATTTTGTGCTTAAACCTGAGTACGCCAACATTTACGACACCTATCGCCCAATTGCTGTAAACGCTATTGGTGAAGGCAAGATCAATGTCTGCAATCAAGGCGGTGATATTGCTATTGGTGATTTGCTCGTATGCTCTGATGTTCTTGGCAAAGGCATGAAGCAAGCAGACGATATTTGCCGTAGCTATACTGTAGCCAAAGCGCGAGAAAATGTGACTTTTACTGGCCCAACTGATATACGGCAGATTGCTTGTATCTACATGGGCGGTTAAAATAACGCAAAAGACAAGACAATCGTACCCCTGTGAGTACATAGGGGGCGTTACCACCTGAGTACAGGGAACTGTCATGCCAGTCTTTAGCCAAAATGTCATCACCCAAGTTTCGGGTTTTGACAATCCACTCATCACGGGTGAACTTGTTTACGACCAAAAAACCTATTGGAATCTTGCGCTTAAATCAACCGCAACACTTCCAAGCACTCCTATCAATTTGACGGGCGCAACCATTAGCGCACAGATTGTTAGGCGCACTGTGAGTAACCTTCAGGACACCCGAACGGGATTGTCTTTTGATATTGGCAACTACACGCCAACTCCAACTACAGTAACTTTGACGATTGCCAATCGCGTTGATGCTGCTGGCACTTTTACACTTGTTCTGGATGACAGCGCATGGTCTGTCATTGCTGGCGACCCTGAGTTGGCAATCAACAAGGTTGACCCTGTTTGTTTCAGTGGTCGAATCAAAGTCAGCTTTCCCGCTTCAGGTGGAACGCCGCAAGATGATTTGATTATCTTCCTCATGTTCCTTGTCCGTTCTGACGGCGTTATCAACATCAGTTAAGGAATAGTCATGGGGCCAATACAAGTAGTCGTTACAGACGCAAACAACCTCACCCTTGAGGTCACGCCAACAGCCGAAACATCAATTGTTCTTGACCGTGGTGTAGCAGGGCCAACGGGCATGGTGTGGGAAGGCAATTGGTCAAGCGCAACCTATTACAGCGTCAATGACGCTGTGTACTATGCCGCTGGCAATGCCTCGTACATTTGCATCTTGGGAAATACAAACCAAGTGCCGACAAACGCAACCTATTGGGAGTTGCTTGTCTCTGGTGCGGGCAATGTAACTGGTGCGGCATCGTCAACAGATAACGCTGTAGTTCGTTTTGATGGCACTACAGGAAAGCTGATTCAAAACAGCTTGATGACAATTGCAGACGATGGCACAACCGTTGTTAACAGTAGTAGTTCCACAAATGCTTTTCGTGTTACACACACAGGCACGGGAAACGCATTTTTGGTTGAAGACGCCGCAACTATTGATTCAACTCCGTTTGTGATTGATGCGGGTGGTCGAGTATCTATTGGTTCTACAGCCGCCGTAACTTATTCAACTGTTTCTTCAGTTAATCCAGCTTTGCAAGTAAACGCCGCAGGATCAACGGCAATTGGTCTTTCACGCTTTAGCGCAAACAATTCTGGAAACAATTTTTGGTTTCTTAAATCTCGTGGCACAACTATTGGTGCGTTTGATCCTGTTGTTAACGGCGATACGCTTGGTGGAATTGGTTGGTTTGGCGCTGATGGAACTAGTGGTATCTTTGCTGCAACAATTTCCGCAGTTGTAGATGGCACTCCCGGCCAAACCGCTGGAACTTTTACCATTGGTTTGTCCTACAATATTTTGACGATTGGCACAACTGACTTTACTTTGATTGGGGCGGCAAGCAACACAGTTGGTTTGACTTTTACAGCAACTGGCGCGGGTACTGGTACAGGTACTGCAACTCTTACAACTGGCGATATGCCCAGTCGGTTGGTGTTCAGCACAACACCTGATGGCTCTGGTACGCCTGTTGAAGCTATGCGTATTGGTAGCACTGGCGCAATTGGCTTTAACTCAATCACGACTCTTGGCGGGTCAAGTGGGCGCTTCCGTTTTGGCGGGAACATCACTGGCAATACTGGTTCAACTGGTGTTCTTTATACGCCAACAATTCAATCTGATGTTACAACCAGCGCAACCGTATTTGTTTCGCAACCATCTACTGTAGATGCGGCATTTACCCTTGGTACTTTGTCCCACTTTTTGGCAGCTCAATCAACAATTACGGGTGGCTCAAGGACTGCGCCAACAAACCAAGTTGGTTTCCAAGTCAATTCAAGTTTGACCGGGGCCACTAACAATTTTGGATATAGGGGTGAAATTGCTGCTGGCACAGGTCGCTGGAATTTGTATATGTCCGGCACTGCCGACAACTACTTGGCTGGAAGCCTTGGCATTGGCGTTGTTTCGCCAACTGCGCCTCTTGATGTAAATGGCTCAATCCTATCTCGCGCAAGTGGTGGTGAAGGCGGTCAAATTTCCTTTAACAATCCAGATAATGCAAGCATTGGTTTTTCTATAGATGTTGCATCCGCTGATACCGCACGAATTTTCCAGACACGAAACAACAGTGTGATGAACATTGGGCAGCTTACTGGCACTGGTGGCATTGTTACTTTTTCTACGGCTGCTGCCGAACGGATGCGTATTGACGCCAGCGGTAATGTGGGTATTGGAACAAATACTCCCGACAGCAAATTGGATGTAGTTGGCGACATAACTCTTAGCACTTCAAGTAGCAAAATTGTTGGTGACTCTGTTACTTTCCAAGCTAACACTGCAAACGCTGGAACAACCGTTCAAGTAAGTCCAAACGGCACTGGTAATTTTTCAGCTTTAGATGTTAAAAACGGAAGTGGTTTTCATTTCACTAGGTTTTCGTTTGGCGTTCAAAGTTCTGGCACTGGATATATTTCTGGTGATTTTAGCGGGTCAAGTTTTTATGGGCCTTTCCATTTAACCTTGGCTGGCGGCACTGGTGGAATGTATTGGGACATAGACGGCAATGCTGGCCTTGGCACAACATCACCAACCACACTCTCTAATTTGCGTGGTCTTTCTATAAACGCCACCAGTGGCGGTTTTGTTGAATTTCTTGCGGCATCAACATCTGTTGGCAAGGTTTTGACAGATGCAAACGGGTTGCAAGTAACTTCAGTTGCCGCCAAGCCAATAATCCTGAAAACAAACGACACAGACCGTGTAACCATTGATTCTGCTGGTAGCACCTACATTGAAACAGGCAACCTGTGGCAATACGCTCCAACGCCAACATCAAAAGCGGCAGTGGCAACATTGACTGCGGCTGAATTGTTTACGGGCATCTTGAACACCACAGGTACAACCTACACCGTGACTGTTCCAACTGGCACAAACATTGATGCGTTCTATCCACAAGTGCCAGCAGTCAATATTGGTTTTGATTTTTACATCATTAACACAGCAACAGGAACAATCACTATTGCTGTAAACACTGGTGTAACGGCGCTTGGCGCTTTGACTATCCCCACGGCTACATCAGCAATGTTCCGCTTCCGCAGAACTGCCGCCAACACATATGTGATGTACCGTTTGCGTTAAACAAAATTTTTAACACTTTGAGAAAATCATGAACACAATTGACGCAACAGATGCAAGACTGTCCACACACGAACAAGTTTGCGCTTTTCGTTACGAACAAATTAACGCACGGCTAAAACGGCTGGAAAGCATTATCGTAACGGCGGCAGGGGTAATGATTATGTCTATGGCTGGCGTGATCTTTTCTGCCATGTGGCTTACAAAATGAAAGACTTTGCCGAGGCTTTTGTCGCGGCAATTCTCATTGTCGGTATTGTCATTTGGACTGCCAAGGTTTTGTTTGAGGTGTTGCGATGATTGCTGAACTTGCTGCTGCAAATGCTGCTTATGCGGTCATCAAATCTGCTTTGGCAAATGGCAAGGAGTTGTCTGCACTTGGTTCAAAACTGTTTGAATACTTTGACAACAAAGCCAAGATTCAGGAAAAAGCCACACAAAAAGGTGGCGGCTCAGACCTTGAAGAATTTATGGCGCTGGAGCAACTCAAGCAACAAGAAGAACATTTGCGCGAATCTATGGTCTACGCTGGCAGGGCGGGTATGTGGGAGGATTGGGTAAAGTTTCAAGCCCAAGCTGCAAGGCGCAGACGAGAGCAAAAAGAAGCTGCTGTTCGCGCCGTATCTTTGCGTAAAAGACGAGCAGAGCAGTTTGTTGAATACATGGCGGTTGGTATTGCAACAGTCGTTCTTGCTGCTCTTATGGTTTACGGCATGGTGCTGTATGTAAAGTATTTACGATGAAAGGTATATATGGATTGGCTTAGACAAATTGCACCAACTATTGCCACGGCAATGGGTGGCCCACTAGCAGGGATGGCTGTATCAGCTATCTCAAAAGCCATTGGCGTTGACCCTGAAAAGGTTAGCGACATGATTGCTGGCAACAAACTTTCAGCAGAGCAGATTGCTCAAGTAAAGATTGCTGAGATTGAGTTGCAAAAGCAAGCGCAAGAACTAGGTCTTAACTTTGAAAAGCTAGAGGTTGAAGATCGTAAGTCAGCACGGGAAATGCAAGCCACAACCCGTAGTTTGATGCCTCCAATACTTGCTGGCGCTGTAACCTTTGGCTTTTTTGGCATCATGGTGATGATGTTTGTTGGTCAAGTAGACAGCAACAACCCTGCAATCTTGATGATGCTTGGCAGTTTGGGTACAGCATGGACAGGCATCATTGCTTACTATTTTGGATCGTCTGCTGGATCACAAGCCAAGACTGATTTACTTTCTAAGACAGGGCCAGTGAAATGAAAGAAAACTTTGAAGCAGCATTGAAAGCCATCTTGCATCATGAAGGTGGTTTTGTTAACCATCCAAAAGATCCCGGTGGCATGACCAACCTTGGCGTGACAAAACGAGTTTGGGAAGAATGGGTTGGGCATGAAGTAGATGAAAAGACTATGCGTGGTCTTACACCTGAAATTGTTGGGCAAATGTATAAGGTCAAGTATTGGGACAAAATTAAAGGCGATGATTTGCCATCAGGTGTGGACTACGTTGTCTTTGATGCTGCCGTTAACAGTGGGCCGGGAAGGGCCGCAAAATGGCTACAAGCCTGTGTTGGCGTTGAACCTGATGGCGGCATAGGCCCAAAGACATTAGCGGCTGTAAACGCTTTTGATGCAAGCCAGTTAGTTGAAGACTACGCAAAACGCCGCTTGTCATTTTTAATGGACTTGCAGACATGGGACACCTTTGGCAAAGGTTGGGGCCGTAGGGTTGCGGAAGTTCAAAAAACTGGCTTGGACATGGCTTAATCTTTGTATTTAAGCTAATACATCACGACTCTTTTACAAATACGCCATTTTTGTTCATAAAACCTTTGCGTGGCTCTATGACTTTGAAGGCGTTGTAAAAGCATTGGCGAACATCCAAGTCGCACAACACGCCCACGTTTACCAAAGTCACCATGACATCACCAATGGCATCAGCAATCTCTGTTTTGTCATTTTTGGCAATAGCAACAAGCAATTCACAGGCTTCTTCAACGGTCTTGCTGGCTTGGCCTAGTGCTGTTCCGTTTTCGTAAATACCTCTGGCTTGTGCCCATTGCATGACTTGAAATTCTGTCATGCCAAACGATTGTGTTTCTTTCATACTGTCCACTCTCTTTCATTACGTCCACTGTTTGATTTAACTTTGTTGCCTGTCAGCAAAATAAGGCACATGACTTCTAACTCGTTTAA